TAAGCATGTTAGATGCTATCAAACCATTACTTGAGAGTGGATTAATCAATGAAGAAACAGGTGTCGCTATAAACGAGGCATGGGAATCTAAATTGAATGAGGCTCGTGAGCAAGTACGTGCAGAATTAAGAGAAGAATTCGCACAACGTTATGAACATGACAGATACGTGATGGTAGAAGCCCTTGATAAAATGGTCAGTGAAGGACTAAAGACTGAGATTGAAGAATTTCAGACTGAACGTCAAGCAATGAACGAAGACCGTGTGATAGCGCAACAAAAATTGCGTGAATCAGCTACAAAATTCAATAACTTCATGGTTACTAAACTAGCCGAAGAAATTAAAGAATTACGTAGTGAGCGTAAATTACAAATGGAAAGTCAAGAAAAGTTAGAACAATTTATTGTTCATGCTTTAGCACGTGAAATTAAAGAATTCACACAAGACAAACAAGCTGTAGTTGAAGCAAAGGTTAAGTTAGTTGCTGAAGGTCGTAAACAATTAGAAGCATTGAAGGCACGTTTTGTTGCTGAATCTGCTAAAAGATTGACTACGGTTGTCGCTAGCCAACTCAAAGGTGAATTAGGTCAATTAAAAGAAGATATCAAGATTGCTCGAGAGAACAATTTTGGTCGTCGTATCTTTGAAAGTTTCGCAAGTGAATTCAGCGTCACTCACTTAAGTGAGAAAGCAGAAACTCGCAAACTAATGACTCAGCTAGAAGAAAAAGATAAGAAACTAGCCGAATCCATCAATACAATCAGCAACGCTAAGAAGTTGATTGAATCAAAAGAACGTGAAGTTCGTATTATTAAAGAGTCTAATCTACGTGAAAAAACAATGAGCGAGTTACTTGCTACATTGAACGAAGAAAAGGCATCAGTAATGCAGAACTTACTAGAAAGCGTCCAGACACCACGTCTACAAGCCGCTTTCGATAAGTATCTTCCAGCAGTTCTAAATAACGGTAATGTTAAACCAGCACAAAAAGCTAAATTAACAGAATCAGTTATAGTAGAAGCAACTGGGGATAAAGCTGCCAAACAAGAAGTTGATACGGAACAACGTGATAACGTTATCGATATCAAGCGTCTGGCAGGGCTTTAATTAAAAAAGACATAGATTAGGAGAAATTAAAAATGTCAAAAGTACTCTTAGAAGGCCGTTGGGACGAGACCAAAGAAGCTCTGTTAGAAGGCTTAAAAGGAACTCGCCGTTCAACAATGGGTGTTATTTTAGAAAACACCAAAAAACAGTTACTAGCTGAATCTTCAGCCGGTACAACTACAGCTGGTAATATCGCTACACTAAACCGTGTGATTCTTCCAGTTATTCGTCGTGTCATGCCAACCGTTATCGCTAACGAATTGGTAGGCGTTCAGCCAATGACAGGACCAGTTGGTCAAATTCACACTCTACGTGTTCGTTATGCTAACAGCTTGACAGACAACAGTGCAGCCCAAACTAGCGTAACGGCTGGTCAAGAAGCATTGAGTCCATTCTTGATTGCACAAGCATATTCACGCACTCCAGGTGGTACTGATACAACTAGTTACTACACAGGTAACGACACTGCTGCCCTAGAAGGCAACGGTGGTAAGCAGATTTCTGTTCAGATTCTACGTCAAGCTGTTGAAGCTAAATCACGTAAGTTGCAAGCACGTTGGACATTTGAGGCAGCACAAGATGCTCAGTCTCAACATGGTATTGACGTTGAAGCAGAAATCATGGCCGCTCTTGCACAAGAGATTACTGCTGAGATTGACCAAGAGATTCTATTGTCATTACGTACTCTAGCATCTACTGAGTATACATTCAACCAAGCTACTGTATCAGGTACAGCTACTTACGTTGGTGACGAACACGCTGCCTTAGCTGTTCTAATCAATCGTGTTGCTAACTTGATCGCCCAACGTACACGTCGTGGCGCAGGCAACTGGGCTGTTGTTTCTTCTGCGGCATTGACAGTATTGCAATCTGCAACTACTTCAGCTTTTGCTCGTACAACAGAAGGTACTTTTGAAGCTCCAACTAACACTAAGTTCGTTGGTACATTGAACGGCGCTATGCGTGTGTTCGTTGACAGTTATGCTCCTGATACTACACCAGTATTGGTTGGCTATAAAGGTTCTAGCGAAACTGACGCGGCAGCATTCTATTGCCCATACATTCCATTGATGAGCAGTGGAGTTGTATTGGATCCATCAACATTCGAACCAGTAGTGTCATTTATGACTCGCTACGGGTACATAGAGCTTACTAATACTGCAAGTTCTTTCGGTAATGCTGCCGACTACGTAGGAGAGATAGCCGTTCAGAACCTCACATTTCAGTGAAATTCAGAACGCATTAATATCGTTACAGATATTATCAAAACAAAAAACGCACTTAGGTGCGTTTTTTTACCTCAATAAAAAATAGGTGATGTTGCAGTACAAATAAATATTATTATGAGAGAAATAAACAAAGTAAAACCTTACACCTATCTTGTGAAACATAAAACAACAGGTAAAGTATATTACGGAAGTAGATGTAAAAACTTTACCACACTGAACAGAACTCCTGAAGAAGATTTTTGGAAACATTATACAACTAGTAGTGTAAATATCAATAATATTATCAAAGATGAGGGTAAAGAAGCCTTTGAATATGAAATACGCAGAACATTTGACACAGTGGAAGAAATGGCGGAATGGGAAACAAGAGTATTAACTCGTAGTCGTGTATTAGAACGACAGGATAAATGGTTGAATGGAAACATAGCCGGTAAAAAAATACTTACTGAAGCAGGTGCTAAAAAGATTAGTGAAACACATAAAGATAAACCTAAAACAGAAAAACATAAAGACAAAATTAGTAAGTCAAATATTGGTAAGAACAAAGGAAGAGTCCAGACCGAAGAACACCGTAGATTAAATTCAGAAGCTAATAGCGGTAAAAATAATCCTATGTATGGACCTTGCTCACCTGAAAGGGCCGCAAATATTAGTGCTGCCAAAAAAGGTAAACCGGCGCCTAACAAAGGTGTGTCAATGAGTGAAAACCAAAAACAAAAAATAAGAGAAACTAAAGAAAAAAATAAAGTAGTGTTGACTTGTGTAGTGTGCGGTAAATTTATGAGAGAATCAAATTTTAAACAATATGGGCATGGACCCAATTGTCAGCAACAGCGTGAATATGTTTATCCAAAATAGTTGACAATAACAGTAATAAGTGTTATTATGACTACTGATTAACAACCGTATTATAGAATGAAAAAACAAGTCACATATGAAATGATTACCCCAGTGCTTATTCAGTTTGAAAAGTTAGAATGGGTGCATCCTGAAATCGAAAATGTATTGAAATGGGAAATTGATGGAATTAATCCTGGTAAATGGTCATACGACGGACTAACTAGAATTTACATTGAAAACGACAAAAAACAACACGCCTACTTAGTAGTATTATCAAAAGACTTAGAAGATGATAAAATTCCAATGTCGCACGTACTAATGCAACTTGAAGTGTTATTATTTGATGATACATGGATGCCAGGAGAAAAACAGTTTTGCTTTACTAAGTTTGGTAAAGCCCTACATAAGTCATTCGGTTATGGTAAAGGTACACACATAACATTTGCATCACCTGATGTAGGTATTCAAAATAAGAACGGTGCATACAGTTGGAGTTCATAAATTTATAGCTACAACTTGGTGGCAAAAAGCGTAAACTAGCATAAATACAATATCTCAACGGGATGGGAAGTTACAATCAAGCACTATTCGTAGTGCTTTTTTGTTGGACAAAAATCTCTTACACATATAGTAATAGCTAATTCGTAGACTATGTTTTTTTGCTAAATAATATTAAGGATAAAAAATAATATGCCAATAGTATTTGAAGGTGTAACAATATCAGGTGGAATTAGTATTGTGCCAACCGTTGTGGTTAGTGGTAATAAGGCTATTTTTGGATATGGGTCCACTAACAGTGCCGCCGCCGGAGCGTTATCAATAACAAATCTAGTATCAAATACAGGTGTAGTGGCTAATGATACAGCAGGTGTTGGCACTGTTAAATATGGATTAGCAGCCACAGGTTACGGTACAGATAAAGGTATCTTTGGTTATGGACTAAATTCATCAACCGCTGTAATATCACTAACTAACAAAGTATCAAACACCGGCGTAGTTGCTGATGATACTGCCGGTGTAGGTACTGCTAGATTTGGATTGGCGGCTGCAGGCTATGGCACTGATAAAGCTATATTTGGATATGGGTATATATTTGGGCCAGATATTAACACATCAATCACTAATAAAGTATCAAACACAGGTGTAGTTGCTACTGATACTGCGGGTGTAGGTACTGCTAGATTGCAATTAGCGGCCGCAACTTATGGAACAGATAAAGCTATATTTGGTTACGGAAATCAAAGCGGTGTTGGTGCTCAATCAATAACCAACTTAGTATCAAATACTGGCGTAGTAGCGACTGATACAACAGGTGTGGGTTCTGCTAGATGGTTACTGGCAGCCGCAGGCTATGGCACAGATAAAGCTATATTTGGTTATGGAAATAAAAGCGATGTTGGTTTAGTATCAATAACCAACTTAGTATCAAATACTGGCGTAGTAGCGACTGATACAACAGGTGTGGGTTCTGCTAGATTACAGTTAGCAGCCGCAACTTATGGTAATGATAAAGCTATATTTGGATATGGGCCCAATGGTGTTATCTTTACAGCAATAACCAACCTAGTATCAAACACCGGTGTAGTTGCATCTGATACAGCTGGCGTTGGTACTGCTCGCGGATTGCTAGGTGCCGCATCCTATGGTTAAAAACACTAACAAGCTACTTATAAAGTATAGTCAGTATCAACCGTAATATCTAATATACTTTTACGTTTTTCTTTTAACTTCTTTTGATACACTCTATTACAGTTAGCACATAGAGTTTTCAAATTAGTTTTCTCTTTGTTTTTTTTATTACCATCTTTATACACAACATCTAGTTGACATTTATCTTCTGGAACAAATCCACACTTCTCACATTTGTTCTTTTTATGTAATAGATACCCGTGTTTTGGATTATATGCGGCTTTACTGCATTCAACACAGTACCTATGCCATTTGGTAAATCCGTGTTTACTAGTACCATTATTTTTTGCTAATGATACTTTACAGTTTTCACATAGTGGTCTTGGTGGTTGTCTAGTAAGCATGTTGTATTTAGAAAAAAGATCTCCAGGGTGCTTTTTTCATACAAGTTAACCATCAAAAAAAGATAAATATATTATAATAATTATTCAGGATACTACATGGCAGC